TGCAAGGTCTAGGAGGTCGCACCCCATAAGCATCCGGGGAGTATCTTTTGAAGTGGGTATAGAGGCGTTGATTTTAGGAGGCATGAGCATATTCCTTATTTGTTGAATGTCGTCTGTCATCTTGTTTTATTATACCTAAAAGGCCGGGGCCTTAATGGTCCCGGCCTAACCCAATCAAGGGAGTCTATGGAAAATTGTTCCCGGTTAAAGTGCCCTGGGCCAATTCCAGGGGTTGCCCAGTAGGTCCTAATGTTGGCTCACGGCCCTACTAGGGAGGCCCCGCCGGGTCCACTGTCCTCTTTTGCCAACTTTTACTGGCAGTGGGGCGTCACCTTTTCCGGGTAAGTTTTAGCGGCGGCGGGACCCGGCTGCCCTACACTTATCATAGATAGCATCCGGACAGGTTCCGCAGGCACGATGGCGGTCACAGTCTGTCCCCCAATTCAATCCGTGAGGGCACTGAGTGCTTTGACGGGGCACCTCGTCCTGTGGAGGTTCCTGGCGGTGGCGTTCCTGGCGGAGCAGTTCTTCCCCATAGTCAAACGGCCTTGCCTGGTCATTTTCCTCCGACCTGATAGAGGGCTGCTGCGGGTAGGGGGCACTGTCTGGGCGGGGGCGTTCCCTCTGGGGGGTCTCATCTTCTTCATAGGCCGGGCGGCGGCGTTCCTGGAGGCGTTCCGGCTCAGGTTCCTGGCGGCGGCGTTCCTGGCGTTCCTCTTCATAGTAGTCACCACGCCTTGTCCCATTCGGCATGTCCTGCTCCGGGGCTGGGCCAGGGGCGTCAACCTCCTCCTCATCGTTGCCATACATAGCATCCAAAATCTGCTTGGTAGTCGGGACAATAAGGTGTCCATCGAGGCTCACGCACTGCTCCAGGACCTCATCAGAAATTTCCTCATCCCGGTCAAGGAACTGGAATGACTTGGCCTCGCAGAACTTGCTGGAGCCCAGGGCCTTTTCGCTCACACGGAACGACACCACCTTGCCATCCGGGCCAATAGACGCAAACGGGATAGGCACGGGGCCTTTAGAGGATGCCGTAGCCTCCTCAATAAGTTCTTTATTGAAGCACTGGTGGGAGGTAGCAAAAATCATTGGGGCATCTTCAGGGCCGTTGCGACCAATCAGCTGGATGTTGTAGATAGCCCGGCGGGATGGTGTAAAGGCCTTGGCCTCTTCATCCCGGCCCTCGTCATAAAGTTTCTGACGCTCTTCACAAGCCGGGCATGCCTTGCCATAGGTAGACTTGGGGCACAGCATATCCTTCTTGTTCGGACCCATATTGCGGTGGACCCAAACATCCAAGAGGTAGTCCCACTGCCCAACCTTGCGGCGGCCAGCGACCACTTCAGGGTGCTTCTGGGACGTAATCTGATAAGGCAAAATGTTGAGGTTCACCCGGTCCATGTCCTTTTTCATGGAGAAAAACTTGAGCTTGACCCCGGCCCAATTCATAAAAGATTGGCGGGCCTCCCCATAGGATTCGGAGTTTGCTGCCTGCTGTTGATAGCGGGAGCCCAAGTCAATAGAACTGCGATTGAATGCCATTTTTTATTTTCCTTGTTTTAGTTGTTAAGATAATCACGGACCGCATCGGCAGAGGCATCCCCATAAGCCCCGCCCTGAAGGGTTGGGTCATTAGCCTTTGCGGCGGCATACTTTTCAGAGAGAGTCAGACGGGCCACAATTTCAATCATAGATTTTTTATGGTCCAAGGCTCTGAGCATAGAGTCCAGGGTGATATAGTTCGCATTGGTTTGGACCACATCTGCCTTGAGTTCTATCAATTCCGGGTCAGAGTCCAACTGGGCTTGAATGGTCCCTTCAGTAACCTTCACCCCATTGTCGGCGGCGGTCTTGCGGAGCTGCAAGTTGAGTTCAGCAGACCTATGGGTAAGGCGATTCACGGCGGTGTCCCGGTCACTGCGGGCCTTCACTGCCTGGTCGGCGTAATAGCCATAGAGAGAGGCCTGGCGGGCAGCCTCCCCAATAAGATCGCTGCGGTCCAGTTCCAGGTCATTGTTAGTATCGAGGGTTGGTTCCATTTTTCAATTCCTTGTTAATAGGTTCTTTTGGTTTATACCTGAGTGGCCGGGAGTTTAGGGCGTTTCAAAAAATTAACATTCCCTAAAATCTGGTCATTTATGAAATTATGCGCATAAGTAGGTGATATCAATGAGCGTTCTTCAGAACATAGTCCGGCTTGGCCCGAACCTTTAGCACCATACACAGCTTTAGGATTTAAGTTGGGTTGCTTTGTAAACCCAAGGCCGGGGGAACAATTTACAAAAAAATACATAGTAGGCTTTTTGAAAAAGTCCCCACGCAATGACCTATCCTTGTCCACATAGGCGGGCTTGTAGGGAAATTGTCCGGTCAGTGTAAGATAGTGAGTGCCAGAGGCTGGATTTTCCACAATGAGCCGTAATGAATTTGTTTCGCAATAAACCATAAACTTAATCAAGCGTGCCCAAAATTCATACTTGCGTCCCCCTCGTTCAATCATATATAGGGCCTTTTCTCGTTGAGTTTTACCTCGATAATTGAGATTATTGAAATTGTAATAGGTCTCTGACGCACTGCAAAAATAAATACACGGGTAAAACGCCAAGATAAGGTCATCTTTTGTTATCCCATCAAATAGGGAGGGCTTGCCATCCCACGCATCGTCAATGGCCTGAAATAGGTCCTCCGTGTGGTCGGTCTGACCAAAGTTGTTCTGAATATCATAGTCCTCGGCGGGGATGCCCAACTTGATGAATTCATTTTTGAATGTTCCGGACTGCTCAAAAAAGCAGTGAACCTTGCCTTTAATTTCCATCTGTCACCTACCCGTGCGGCTGAGAGCGGAGGGCAGCCAGGACAATAGCCGGGAACCCGTTGTCATAGGTATTTTCACTGAAGGCCTCCAACGCCAGGGCCGCAACCGGGTCAAACTTTTTAAGCAACACTGCGGTCATGTAGCCCGTCACGGCTCTTCGGATGCTTTCGGGGTCCTGGGAGTTTTTCAACTGGGCCAAAATACCTGCTATGGTAGCCCACGGGGAACGCTTGAGGATAGCCTGGCAGAGTTCCCGAGTGTCGGGGTCCTCCTCTAGGCCTCCCTTAAGGACAGACAATTGCTGCTCCCGGTCAGTTATCGGCATGACTTTTTCCAGGGCCACAAGGGCTGCACGGGGGGACCCGTCTGCGGCGGCTACAATAGCGTCAAGGAGGTCTGCGTCAACCTCATAATTTTCAGAGGCCGCCACGCCCTTGACCAACTTTACAACTTGGCGGGGAGTAAGCGGGGCCACCTCCCATTGGGTGCATCTTGTGTTAATAGCCTTGCCCTCATCCCCCTTTAGTAGTTGCTTGAGGTTAGTAGTGCAGAGGAAAAAGAACACCCGCTTGGGGCAATCTTCAAGTGGCTTGAGCAACGCTCTCTTTGCGTCAGTAGATAGGCCGTGAGCCTCGTCAATGATATAAACCACGGACTTGCCCCCAATAGGCGGGTATTTCAACTGCTCAATGATTTCACGGATGGTGTCAATACCTCTATTATTGGCAGTATTGATTTCATGAATAGTCATATCCGTGGCACCCAGAATCGAGCGAGCCAGGGCACGGGCCAAGGTAGTCTTGCCGCAGCCGCTATCACCGTAGATAATATGGGCGTGGGATACACGGGTGGGCTCCTGGGCAAAGTGGGCACGGAGGCCTTCAACAGTGGCCTCGTTGCCTATGACTTCATCAAGCGTGGCCGGGCGGTGGGATTGGTAAAGGGACATATTAAATAATTCCTCTTGAAATGTGATATTTTTCTGTTAGGGGTCCGTTGGAACTATTGCCTCAGCGGGATTTGAACCCGCAATCTTCACCTTCGGAGGGTGATGCCTTATCCAGTTAGGCCATGAGACATTAAGGTAAGCAGCCCGAATTTGTAAAGGACTCAGGGCGGGACTAATCGCCCAGCCGGGCTGCTTACATAAGGTTTATACCTTGGGGGCCGATGGTCTTACCCTATGGCCCCCACCTCCTTCATTTCAGCCCACGTGCCTCCCACTTCGGACACCTCCCCCTCAATTACAAGGGGCACACAAATCCACGGGAATACTTGGGACACCCGCTGGACTCCGTTTTTGTAGATAGTTCCACGGACCTTTTCGGACTCGTTTTCAGCCTCTAGGACTACAAGGGCATCATGAATTTGGCCCACTATTACGGAGGCCAGGCCAAGTTCCTCAAAGTCTGCTACATTCCAAATTAAGGCCCGGAGTAGGATGTGGAACGCACTGCCCTGAATACATCGGTTGGTTGCTTCGGTATACCCCATGGGGCCAAAGCACCTGAACCCGGTATATGACTGGACATAGCCATAATCTTGATACCGCTGCCACTCTTTTCGCCTCCACTTATTATACACGGCAAAACGCTTATTCCAAAAAATATCGTCTGCCTTTTTAACATGGTTCATGAATTGGTCTAGGGTCTTGATGCCTTTTTTCGCCAGCCAGTCTTTAGCGGTCTGCGGCATGTTGTTCCACATCCCTACTGCGCAGGAGCGGTATGAAGCCCCGTAAAAACTGCTGAAGACATACCCGGACTTGATTGAATTGCGTTCCTCCTTGGTTATCTTCTCAGGGCGTTTCATATACATGTCCGCTGCCGTATCCCGGTGCATATCTGACTCCGGGTTCTGAAGGTAGTGAATCATTTGGGGGTCATGGTGGTAAGAAGCTGAGACCATCACCTCAAGGCTCTTGTAGTCATATTCTGCGAACCTAAAACCAGGAGGGGCCACGAAAAGGCTGCGGAGCAGTTTTTTCATTTCTTTGTCCCGTTTGGGAATATTCTGAAAGTTTGGGGAGTCGGCTGAACTTCGGTATGTCCTGGGCCCGGCATCGCCATCGCCCCCGGCCCCGGCGGCGAGGTTGAAGAACGGCCGTATGAGCCATTGGCCCGTTGGTTCGTCAAAAACCGCCTCCCGAATATAGCCGTCAAGGAATGTATCCCGCATCTTGGACCAGTGCCTCATCTCAAGAATAGCCCTACAAAATTCACCGCCTATCTTGGACAGCGTTGCTTCACGGGCATCCCTACCATCCTTGTCGGAGTATTTCAGGATGTCGTAAAGTAGGGTGACCAATTGTTTGTTAGAGTCTGGGTTGAGGCTCATACCCTTTGCCTTTTCATAGGCGGCAGCCTCCCTAGAGTCCATCACCCTTTTACGGGCGGCCTCATACTTTTCAGTCATCATAGCCTTGAGGCCATTGACCTTATTCATGTCAATCGGGAGTCCGTTTGATTGGACTTTGGCCAGGGCCACCATACCTTCCATGAAGAACGCAAACGCATTTTGTTGGTCCGGGGACAATTGTGGCTCCTGGAGGTCCCGGAGGTAAATGGTGTAAAGGCTATCCAGCCCGCAGTAATAGGCTATTTCACCCCACGGGACCCCCACACGGGACTTGAGGAGGTTAAACGCATTGCAAGAGTTAGGATTTTCACCGGGCATATAACTGCGCAACCATCTATC